CCGAATCCGATGGGAATCCGAACGGAGTCCAAATGGAGAACAGTCGGACTCCGAATGGACTCCTAACCAGAACCAGAACCAGAACCAGAACCAGAACCAGAACCAGAACCAGAACCAGAACCAGAAAAACCCTAACACCTTGGGGGCTACCGCCCCCAAACCCCTGTCCGGCGCGAGGTCAAAGCCCTCGCCGCCGGTCCTGGCCAAAGGCGCCCCGGTTTGGGACGCCTACGCCCACGCCTATCAGGACCGCTACGGCGTCGCGCCAGTCCGAAACGCGAAAGTCAACACGCTGCTCGCACAGCTCGTCGACAAGCTCGGCGCGCAGGAAGCCCCTGCAGTGGCGGCATGGTACGTGAGCCACAACCGCGCGCAGTACGTCGCCGCCAAACACGCGGTGCCGCTGCTGCTCCGAGATGCCGAGGGGCTGCGCACGGATTGGGCCACCCGCCACCAGACGACCGAGCACGAAGCGCGCGAAGCCGATAAACTCTCAGCGCGCGGCACGATGTGGACGGATCTCATCGAGGAATCCAAGAATGCCAAACCCAAGCCCTGAATTGCTGCAGGCGATCGCCGTCACGGCCGAGCTGACGAACACGGAGTTCTCCGCACCGGCTGCCCGTGCCATGGCCGAGGAACTCGCCACTTACCCTGAGCATCAGGTCATGGGCGCACTGCGTCGCTGCCGGCGGGAACTGACCGGCCGCCTCTCGCTGCCGGCGGTGCTCGAGCGTCTACCGAGCGGCCATCCGGGCCCCGAGGAGGCCTGGGCAATGGTCGCGCACGCATTGGGCGACGAACGCATGACCGTAATCGTGACCGAACCGATGCGGCGCGCTTTTTTCGCCGCGGATCAATTAGCTAGCGACCCAATTGCGGCGCGTATGGCGTTCCTCGAGGTCTACCGGCGCGAGAGCGCGCAGCACCCAGGACTACCGGTGTGGAATGCGATCTTGGGCTTCGACAAAGCCGCCAGGGAAAGCGCACTACTCGCTGCCGTCGCCGCTGGGCGACTGAAAACCTCGGACGCGTTGGTCCTGCTACCGGCCGAAGCTGATCAAGGGCGGCTCGAATTGCAAACTGGTCCAGCACTTGCCCTTGACAGCGGCAGGGCGAATCGCTAGGTTGGCGCGTGTCGACATCCCATCCGACCAGACACGGAGGTCCCCCATGGTCCGAAACCAACCCGTCAAGCAAACCGGCACCGGCGGCTCGAGCGCCGCGGCGAAGACCTCGACCGGCAGCGGCGCGCGCCCTAAAGGCGGCAAATACCCGACGCCAAGTTCGAACCCGGCGAACGCCCAGCGGCTGCGCGGCAAGTGAAATCTCGCATCGGCAAGCCTGCTGATTTCAACCCACAGGCGCAGAAAGTCGGCAATGCCACACCAGCCGGCGGCAGCAAGCCCACGCCGCAAGCGCATCTGCCAGGTCCCGGGAAACTCTCAGGATCGGCGCCCAAAAGTTCGCACAAACTACGCGGCTAGGTTTGTCTCAAATGGCGGCTGATGGTCGCGGTGCTCCACTTGGGAATCGCAACGCAGCCAAAGGCTCCGTTTGGCGTAACGCCATCAATCGCGCGCTCGAACATCGTAGCCGCGCAAAGCAAGTCGCCGCACTCGATGAGATCGCAGAGAAACTGCTCGCAGCATGCGATGCAGGCGATGTGAGTGCGCTAAGAGAACTCGGTGATCGTCTGGATGGCAAGCCCGCGCAAGCGGTGATCTTGCACGGCGATGCTGACGAGCCGCCGATCAACATGCGTGCAACTGTGGAGCTTATCCATGCACGTCCAGTGTCAGATACCGGCGGCACTTGAGTTCCTCTTCCACCCAGCGCGCTACAAGGTCGCCTACGGCGGCCGTGGCGGCTCGAAGTCTTGGGGCTTTGCTCGTGCGCTCCTGATCCGCGCCTGGCAAGATCCGCTGCGCATCCTCTGCGCGCGGGAGTTTCAGAACTCGATCAAAGAGTCAGTTCATATGCTGCTGAGCGACCAGATCAAGGCGCTCGGTATGCAAGCGTCATTCGATGTGCAACAGAATTCCATCCGAGGTCACAATGGCTCGCAGTTCGGCTTTGAGGGCTTGCGCTACAACGCCGACAAGATCAAGTCCTACGAGGGCACCGATCTGTGTTGGATCGAAGAAGCGAATCGAGTCAGCAAAGCCAGCTGGGAGGTGCTGATCCCCACGATCCGCAAGGATGATAGCGAGATTTGGGTCACCTTCAATCCAGAACTCGAGACAGACGAGGCCTACAAGCGCTTCGTGAAGAATCCACCGCCGAATGCAGTCGTGCGCAAGGTAGGCTGGCGCGACAATCCGTGGTTCCCGGACGTACTCCGCGAGGAAATGCAGACGCTCAAAGAGCGCGACGAAGATGCATACCTGAACATCTGGGAGGGCAACTGCCGCGTCACGCTCGAGGGCGCGGTGTATGCCAATGAGCTACGCGCAGCGCAGGCCGAAGGGCGCATCCTGCGCGTGCCTTACGACCTGCGTTTCCCGGTGCACACGTTCTGGGATCTCGGGTTCAGCGATCGCACGAGCATTTGGTTCGCGCAGAAGGTCGGCTTCGACTATCAGCTCATCGACTTCTACCAGAACCGATTGCAGCGGCTCCCGCACTATCTCAAGGTGCTACAGGATCGTGGTTACGTCTACGGTGTACATCACCTGCCGCACGATGCTGAGCACGGCTCGGTCGCAGCGCCCAGTATCCGCAGCCAAGTCGAAGCGACTGGCTACAAAGTCAAGGTGATTCAGCGAATCGAGAAGATCGAGTTGGGCATCGGCGCGGTGCGCAACATCTTCAACCGACTCTACTTCGACGAGAGCAAGTGCGATGAAGGCCTGCAGGATCTGCGTCACTACACCTACGACGTGGACGAATACGGGCAATGGTCGAAGACCCCGAAGCATGACGAGCACTGCCACGCGGCAGATGCGCTGCGCACGCTCGGCGAGACGATCGGATTGCCGGATCGCCAGCCAGAGAAGCAAGTGATCGAGCTGGTGAACTATACCAAGGACGAAGCGTCCGCAGCATGGATGGCTTAGAGATGCCACGAGGCAAGAACTTCAACGGCGATGCCCCGAGTTTCATCGGCGGCGATGGCATCTCCGCGCAGACCAAGCGCCGGCTGATGCAGGATGCTGGCTTCACCCGCGAGGACTTCGCACCAACGCCACCGGCCGTACTCGTGAAACCCGAGCCGCTCGGCGGCGATCCTACGCGCAAGGTCACGCAGCGTGAATACGACGAGATGCTCAAGGAGCAGAAGGCGAAGCAGCAGAAGCGATACTTGCAGTACAAGCAGCGCAGCAAGCGCTAGGAGGTCGGTATGCCAAAGGGCACCAAGGTTCATCGATGCGTGACCAGCGTCAAACGCTCGAGTAGCGGCGTGAATCCTTACGCCGTCTGCCAGGCCGCGACTGGCCAGAGCTATGCAACCGGCAAGTCGATCAAGAAGGCGCCGAAGAAGAAGTGACGCTCGGCGAGAAACAACGCGTCTTCACTCGCAACGTCGCGCACCTCATTGCATGGGCCTACGACAATGGATACGAGCTGACCTTCTCTGATGCATATCGGTCTCCGCAGCAAGCGGCAGCGAACGCGGCGCAGGGCGTCGGGATCGCGCAAAGCCTGCATATGCTGCGCCTGGCCGTGGACCTGAACCTTTTCAAGGACGGGGTGTGGATCAAGGAAAGCGAGGCGCACCGACCGCTTGGCGAATTCTGGAAGGGCCTGAACCCGGAGAACTGCTGGGGCGGGGACTTCTCGAAGCCGGACGGAAACCACTACAGCATGACCCATGCTGGTGTGAAGTGAGTGAAAGGAGAGCAACATGAGTAAGACCATCATCCTGGCCATCGTCAATCTAGTAGTCGCCGCGCTCGTTCTGATCGGTGTCAACGTCTCGCCCGAGATGCAGCAGACGCTCGTCGACAACGCCTCAACCATTCTCGTGGCTTGGGGCGGCATCAACGGCGTGTTGCAGTGGATCCTGCGCGCCGTTACCGAAAGCCCGCTCGCTGCGTGGTGGGGCAAGAAATCAGCGGGGCTCAAATGATGACCAGCTATTTGAAACACGAGCATCGCCTCGTCCTTTTGGCCACTGTGCTGGCGCTGTTCGTCGTGCTGGCGCTGTCAGCGTGCGCGATCAGTCCGGAGGCCAAGCTCAAGCATGGGTATGAGACTATCTCCACTGCGGCGCGCACCACGACGATCCTGCTCGATCGCAAGGTGATCGGATCGGCGGAAGCCGAACGCGTGCTGGTGCTGAGTCAGACCGGCAAGGCTGCGCTGGATGACGGCACAGCGAAGCTCAAGGTTTGCCGCGCTCGGCAGCAAAGCGATCCAACGCTCAAGTGCGATGCCGCGTTCAGCACGATCAACCTCGGCTCAGGCGTATTGCTCGAACTCGAGGCCTACCTCGAAGGTCTGGAAGGAGCGACCAAATGAGCCTCGGTATCGAACTGTTGGGACTAGTGAAGGCAGCCAACACGGGCCTTCTGCTGTGGGACGCGGTGGGCCCACTGGTCGAGCGCTTCCTCGAGAGTGGGCAGGATGCAACGCCGGAGGAAGTCGATGCCGTCGCATCCCAGGCTGGCTTAGACATCGATGGTCTCAAAGCAGCAGTGGCTCGCGCCAAGGCCGAAGGGCGGTAATCATGGCTCGAACGATCCCGCTATCATGGATCGGCGAATACTTGGAGGGAGTCAGTTCACGGGGCAAACAACTGCTGAATGACCCGGCACAATTCGTTTCAGAGGCGGTGTTGGATGTGGTCCCAACCGAATTAGAGCGTCAAGAATGGGTGCGAGCTGGTAGACCACGCTCTGGCCCTTATTGGGACAAGCTGCTCGGATTCGCGTTCGCGGGGATGGCAACGCCTAAGCGATTTTCCAAAGCAAAGCCACCAGCCTTTGTTAAGGAAGGCGGCAAAATAACGCCATCAATGGCAGCCGGCGTTGAAAGCAAATTGCGGGCGAGAATTCCAAAGGAATGGCGAGACTGGAAATATGCGGATGAGTTCGTGGATGTTACGCCGCCTAAACCGGCGCCCGGGAAAGTCGATCCAATTGCTCAGAAAGCTTACGATGAAGCAATCCGGCGAGCTTGGGAACGTATAGCTTTAGAGCCGTTGCCTAACCCTTGGGCAACTACTTCTTTAGGCGATCTAATCGAAGCGCAGCGTCGCACAAACCGATGATAGCGCCCATTACAGTGCGCTTCTGCGAGACCGAGCGCTATGATCCGTTGCTCGACGCCGAGGTTGTGTGCCTGATGGCAGTTACCAACATCGGCACTTGGCACACGGAGGTACAGCTCGGCCGCGCTTCGCAACTGCGAAGCAAGCGCGATACATTCAAGAACCATGTCATGAAGGCGATCGCCTCCGGTGACCAACCGCAGGAGATCGCGCTTGGCTGAATACGCGACCACGGATCGCGCAGGCGATGAATCCGAGACAAGCGCGAGTTCGACACGCGATCTTGACGCGTTCCTCCGAGAAGTGGTTAAGCGATTCTCTCGGGTGGATAGTGCCGAGTCGGTCAACCGTCAAAGGGCGCTCGAAGACCTCCGTTTCAAGGCCGGCGATCAGTGGCCGGAGAACATCCGTGCCACGCGCACCATCGAGCGACGGCCCTGTCTGACGATCAACAAGATGAAGACGTTCGTGCATCAGATCACGAACGATCAACGCCAAAACCGTCCAGCCATCAACGTCAGTCCCGTCGGCGATCGCGCCGATCCCGAGACCGCCAAGATGCTGCGCGGATTGATCCGCCAGATCGAGCGGCAAAGCAATGCAGATATCGCTTACGACACGGCATTCGACTCGTCCGTGTCCTGTGGCTGGGGTTATTGGCGCATCCTGACCGAATATGAGAGCGAGGATAGTTTCGATCAAGTACTGCGCATCGGTCGGATCCGCAACACATTCCGTGTCTATCTCGATCCGGATGCGCAAGAACCATCGGGTTCCGATGCCGAATGGGGATTCATCACCGACATGATCCCCAAGGCCGAGTTCAAAGAGACCTGGCCGAGCGCGAACCTGGAAGCGTGGGAGCAAAGTGCGCAAGGCGACGAGTACAAGCTCTGGAGTACGGACACGCACATCCGCATCGCCGAGTATTTCTATTTCGAGACCGAAATGCGCCAATTGCTCGCGTTGCGCAACGGCCATATCGGTTTCAAGGAAGACCTGGCGCCCGATCTGTTGGCGCAAGTGCAGGCCGATCCAAAGTTCGTTGTCAAGGAACGCGAGGTCGCGCGCCAGAAAGTTCGCTGGTGCAAACTGACTTCCAAACAGATCCTCGAGGAATCAGATTGGCCTGGTCGCTGCATTCCCATTATCCGCGTCATCGGGGACGAGATCGACATCGAGGGTAAGGTCAATTACGCAGGACTGATCCGGGACGCCAAGGATCCCCAGCGCATGTACAACTTCTGGTGCACGAGCGAGACCGAGCTGATCGCGCTCGCGCCGAAAGCACCTTGGTTGATGGAAGAAGGCCAGATCGAAGGCCATGAGCAACGCTGGAAGGAAGCGAACAACAAGAGTCTTCCGTACTTGTTGTACAAGGGCGTGAATCTCGCCGGCAAACCAGCGCCACCTCCGCAGCGCCAGCAATTCGCGGGACCGCCAGCGGGCGTCATTCAAGCCAAGATGGGCGCCGCGCAGGATATGCAGGCCACGACCGGCATCCGGTTCGATGCCACACTCCAGGAGAGGATGTATGACGAATCCGGGCGCGCCCTGCGCGAACTCAAGCGCGTCTCCGATATTGGCAGCTTCCATTACGTCGACAATCTCGCGCGCAGTCTACGCTACTGCGGCGAGCAACTCATTGATCTCATCCCGAAGGTTTACGACACCAAGCGCATTCTCACCATCCTGCGCGAGGACGATTCCGAAGAACGCATCGCCATCGACCCAACGCTAGAGACCTCGCACAGCCAGACTCAGGCGCCTGATGGCCGCGTGCAGCGGCTCTTCAATCCCAAACTCGGCAAGTACGACGTCGCGATCACGATCGGACCGAACTTCGCAACCAAGCGGGCTGAGGCAGCCGACAGCATGCTCGGCTTCATGAAGGCCGTTCCGCAGTCGGCCGGCTTGATCGGGGATCTGATCGCGAAGAACATGGACTGGCCTGGCGCGGAGGAGATTTCCACGCGCCTGACTTCCATGCTGCCGCCGAACCTGCTCGACAAGAGCATGGATAACCTGCCGCCGGAGGCGCGCGGCATCGTCAACAACTTGACGCAGCAACTGCAACAACTCAAGCAGGAACGCGACCAAGCCGTATCCCTGCTCGGGGATCAAGACAAAGACCGGGCGATCGACCGGGAGGCGCTGGCGAACGATCGCGTCAAGATGCAGCAGGACTATGAAGCCAAGATGGCCAAGGTCATCGCGGACTTCGAGGGCAAGATGGCCACGATCGAAGCCAAGCTTGGCGAACCGGCAGCCACCGACAAGGCAGAGCAGGACCTGCGCATCGCGCTCGATAAGATCGATGCCAACTTTCAGGCCACGCTCGCGAAGATCGCCAGCGACTATGACGTCAAGATCGCGCAGCTCGAAGCGAAGAGTGAACTCGATCAGCAATCGATCAACACACCTCGCGAACAAGCCGATTCGTTACGCATTGATCGCATCGATCAGCGCATAGCCGAACTCGCTGCTGAGATGAAAGGCATGATGGAAATGGAAATCCACTTCGACCGTGATCCGGAGACTCGGCGCATCACTAAGGCACGGCGCGTGCGCAAGGAGCAACGGCCATGACTGAGACCCGACTCCCGCCCGCCGAATCGACTGGTGGCGGCGTGATCGGCGATCCGCCGCCGAATCAAATCTGGTGCCCGGAATGCGGCATGTGGGATGATCACGAGCACGATCACTCTAAGGAGAACGACTGATGGCTGTCTTCATCTCGAACAATGCGGCCAGTAGCGGTGTCGCTGCCATCGGCGCGCGCTTGAACAGCGGGACCTTGGACTTGTACGCCGGGAGCTCGCAGCCTGCGGATGCCAACACCGACACGACCGCATCGCACTACATCCTAGCGGCGTTGCCGTTTTCCACTGTTGCCGGCGTGGCGGCCTCCAGCACTTGGACTGCCGCGACTACCGGCGTGCTGTCGACAACTGCCGCGATCAGCACCGGGATTGCGCTGTTCTATCGCGCATACTCCTCGACGGGCACGGTCGTGATCGACGGTTCCGTGAGCAGTGGTGTGGCATCCGATCTAAACTTCAACACCAACAACATCGTGCAAGGCGTGAGCGTGACAGTAACTTCCTACTCATTGGTCCTACCGGAGCATGCTTGATGCAGATGATCGCGTGGACCTGAGAAGACCATGCCTATTTTTTCTACAGTGATCGAGCAAGACGCGCATACCCAAGCTGATGGCTCACGCTACACGCGCGAACTCCATACAGATCACGTCG